CGTATTTCTGGAAACCCTGCGAAGCTACGTCTTCAGCGCGGGCGTTGACGGAATTGTACCGTGCCAAAACCTCTGGCGGAATCTGAACTTGTTGTGTTGTCTGTGATGAACCACCGCACATACTAGTGTTCCTGTCTCGTCAAAGGTTCTTTTTTCATGTTGTAAACAAAGAAAGCGCCCCTCTGCTCTCCAAAGGCGCGTTCGTACAACCGGATTTTAGGTGCTATTTTGCTGGTGCTTTGGATGCCGACAATCAACGGCAGACCCATGTCTTCAGCGAATTTCTTGGAGAAATCACACAATTTGCGGGCCAGTCCAAGGCGACCACTGCGGAAGTCGGGATGCACAAAGATTCCGCGCTCCTCTACGACATCATCATCAGAGTACCACGGCTTACCAATGCGGAGCAGAACACCGGCCTGAATTGTTTCTCCGGGATTTCCAATGATCCCAAAAATTCCTCTATCCAAAGACAGAGAGGCATAAACTTCCTGCAATACCTTGACCGGACTGATGTTTGAAAAGCCCATCTCCTCATAAGTATTGGAAAGCTGGCTCATGATGTCATGAACATCATCAACCGTACCAATTCTGATCTCGGTTTGTTCTTCCATGTTCCGCCTTAGTTCTTCTTGGGGCCGGGTAGATTTTTCAGGGTCTTGATAGTCCGCGCACGAAATCCTTCCACAAAGTGGTCAAGAATTTTATGGCCGTCATCCATTGACCCCTTGCCAATTCTTACCACATCTTGTGGGTCAATAACATATTCTCCACCAGCGGCTACAATTGGTACGGAATCTACCTCCCCACCCTCGGCTTTACCCGGAGACGGAACTCCGTAAGGAAGACCGCCGCCCGTGTAGGGGAGACCAGCACCGGCTTTGGATGACCCATAAAACGGCTGAGAGAATATGTTTTTGGCTACCCGGAACCCAGCCATCGTGTTTCCCTCCCCCATCGCAGAAATGATGTCTGCCGGGATGACGTAGGACCCAGATTTAACATGCATGTTCAGGTGGTCGGTCCTACCGGCAACTGGGCTATGGATCGGTCCAACGTGGATTTTGCCCATTTTGGGCTTCTTAATGTGCATCTTCGGCATACCGCCACGCGCGTTATTCTCGCGGGCAATGCTTAGTGCGGCCTCTAGGTCCTTTAAGGGCATGGCTTCCTCACGAATAGCTAACGGATACCGTCTGGCCCGTTCCGGGGGTCACGACAATACCGTTCACAACTGGCAGGTTTACAAAGATTATTCCCGGCGTGTCCGGGATGGTGAAGATTGGGTTATTCGTCAGCGAAGCATTGTTGGTGTCGTAAATGGTGCCAGAAGTGCTACCGCCAACGATAATGCTCACCATAGCAACTCGGCCAGAGCCTGTTCTAACGAGGGTTGCGGAAGTTATATCCGGTGAAATACGCGCCCCGTTAACAGCCAGATACGTCTGCGCCAGACCGTTAATGGCGGTCACGACGTTCTTTGCCGTTGTCAGCATGTCATCTAAAGAGGCCATTTAATCTCCTATGGACCCGTTGGGCCGGTCGGACCCGTAGCGCCGGTCGGACCCGTAGCGCCGGTCGGACCCGTGCCTGAAGGCCCGGTAGGACCGGTAGGGCCGACAGGACCACCCGAAGGACCTGTTGGCCCGACACTACCCGTAGGACCGGTTGCACCACCGGGACCCGTAGGGCCGACTGACGCCGCAAAATTAGCGTCCAAATATGGATTGCCAGTCTTGTACGGGATGACCATCAGAACTTCCCATCAGGCTGTAGGCGGTAACGGATATTCCCAAGACGCCAGAATGAGTCTATGTCGCTGCTAGAAATACCAATCGAAACAAGCCTGCCCCTGAAGCGCGGGGTGACGTACTGCGTGGACTGGGTGACCGTAAATGGCCCTGACACCAGAGGGGCCTGTCCGGCATAGTCCGTATAGTAAAACGTAATCTGGACGTTCGCGTTCTGCGCTCCGCCGTAATAGCCCCATTTCATGTCGGGCCAGACTTGATCAATGAAGGTTTTAACGTCGGCCTCGCTTAGGGCGAAATAGCCGGTCTGAAAACTGGATAGCATTGGCTGGCCGTCAGCATTTTCTGAAGTCTCGTGCTGGTATATATAACGCTCCGGGCTGGCCCCAATTGGGTTTCCAAGGACGGACTGATTAAGCCATGCCGTCCGGCCCAGAGTTCCAAAATCCCACTGGCGCAGGCCAGCATTGTACTTAACGTACTTCGCAACTTCGCCGCCGCTGCTGGTAATTGGGTAGTACCATGCCACTTCGTTAAACAGGGAATTGGCGGCAAATCTGATCTTGCTGACGTTGGTCAAGTCAATGTCTTGGAAGATTACGTCCCACACAGGGCAATAAATTGGCTCAACGCCATTACCCGCAAGCATGTAGAACTGCGACGGACCCATCCAGTAAACAATGCCGTTAAGCGTACCGGCAGCCTTTTGTGCGATTAAACCGCAACCGGTGCCAATCTCGTTAAAGCTGTAGACGTATGGCTGGCCGATATACTGCATGGACCAGCAAGCCGTATCGGTCCAAAGCAGGCCCTGTTGCGGAGCCTGTATACCGCCCACAATGCGCGATCCGCGCGGGATGCGATAAGAGCCTGCCTGATTGGTTACAGTGCCAATCCAGTCTTCGTAGTTTTCAACGTCACACCAGCGAACCAGTAAATTGTCAATTATGCCGTTGAAGGTTGACCCGTAGGCAATGATCTGGCGTTGCGGCATAGCCACAAAGGTTCCGGTGTTGTTTGTCGGGGCGTTTGTAATGACAGCCGCAACGGTAGGATTAACAAGTGGGTTCCATTCGTAAATTGCGCCCTCGAAAGGGTTTGCAATAAGAACGCTTCCCCAATTGTCCAGAGACCAATCCGTGGCCGCTACAACGGTGCCGGGGTTTGTCGTTGGCGCGACGCCGGTTCCGTATCCACCGGCACCATATGGGCCGACACCATACCCAGTGCCAAGGGGGAGTGGGCCATCTCCAATAAACAACTCATATATAGCATCGCCGCCGTTCATAGAGGCGGTGGTGGTCGCAGTTGCTGCACTCGATGTCTGAATGCTAAATTCATCAGGCGCGTTAATTTCTGTAATTAGGTAGTTACCAAAAATGGTAATCCCAGAAACTGTAGTTGATATTAGCGCGGTAAACGTGTCGCCAACACCAAGGCCGTTGTCAGCAAGGGTAACTACAACAACAGAAGAGCCGTCGGTTGTGTCGTAAACGGGTACAGCGCCTCCGGTAGTAATGGTAGACGTAGCATAAGCTGGTTGGCCCAGTACGTCAGTTGCGTAAATGTTGAACGAGTTAGCGCCAATTGCAAAGCACTTGTACATCCCGAACAGGACGAGACCGCCGACGCTTATCTGCGTTTTGATAAAAACGCTGTCGTAAGATGTGGCGTTGCTACCGGTAATGTTGATAGTTACTTGGTCGCTTCCAGATACCGTATCAACATCAACGGCAACATCGTAAACCTCAGTCCGTGGGGATATGTTTCTGAGAACATTTTCTGACAGCGTTTCAAGTAAATCAATTGCGCCAATAGCCAGATATTTCTCGTTGTTAGAGTCTGTCCATGCCCAGAGGCACCGGATAACGCTGCTAATGGTATTGGCAAAATACTTAGTCCAGCCACCCAACTTCTGAGGCAGGCCAAGGCCCTGAGAATCAGGCACAAAGCGGATAAGCTGCGACTCAGAAATCGCAGTCTCGTTCAAGGCCGGTGTCCGGTTCTGATTTACACCCGGAATGAGTTTGAGTGAGGCATGTGGCATTTATTAGCCTCTGGAAGCGGTAGCCACGGGGGATGGGGACTGGGACGACCAGCCAGACGCCTCGAACTTCTTACGAGCCTCTTCAACAGCAGCACTCTTCAGAAGGGCCTGATACTGGCCTTCATAGCTTTGGGCCATAGCCGGATCATCACTCTGGCGACCAAAATTGCGCTGGTACGCGCTGACGTAAATCATGGACGCCATGATCATAACGTCAGGAAGATACAGGCTGATAAAGGTAGTCGGGTTGCTGACCGAAAGGCTGGCAGGGCGGAAGGTGCCAACAATTTCAACAGAGTAGTTAGCGTCTGGGTACGGTCCAACCAAAAACAGGTTGTCATTGAAGGGGACAAAATACTGCGGAACGCCGGTATAGGATGAAGCACCGTATACAGCGTCTAGGAACTCTTTGGTGGTCGGAAGGCACGGGACGCGCGTACCAGCATCAGGGTCGGCTGTTCCGGCGGGGGTAATGATGTTGATTTGCTCAGAGACAACAATTGTACCCTGCGGTATAGTGATAGACCGGCTTCCGACCGTGCAGGCGTAGCCTGTAATTGCCGTCGATGTGAACAGAAAGTCCAGATCACGGCACATGCGGTTTTCGGCGTAAGTAATCATCTGCGGCAAGATTTCGACAAACGCAGGATCATTTTCCGCGACTACCGCCATAGTGGCGATCTGGGTCACATACTGGGAATAGGTTAAACCTGTAGTCATACGTCACCCAACCGGCAGAAGTGCCGCCTCTGCTTCGCGCCTAGCCACAAGTCCGGGCAGGATTTTACCCCCGCCACGAACCCATTTTCTAAGCTGCTCCTGCGCCCCTTCCCAGTCACCAGCATTGAGTCTCTTCCTCAAGGTACTGGTTTGCAGCCTGCCGACACCAAGGTTATAGCAGAAATCTACAATGGCGTTTAGTGCTTTCGGGTGTTGGACCAAATTTGGGCAGTACCGGATAACCTTCGGCAAATACCGGTGCCGAAGTTCTGCCTCCATCAGGGCATGGGCGTCCTCTTTAGACATGGGCAAATCAGCCAAAGTGACGGCTCGACCGTCAGCGTAATGGGTCGATCCATAGCCAATCGTCGGTACTCCGGCAGGGCAAAGATACGGTTTGTTCCTAAATCCCTCGAACCGCTTCACCAACTCTATGGCTATGTCGAGGTTCATTAGATGCCGCGCTTTGCCAGCGTCCTATCCAAAATCCAGTAATTCACCACGCCAGAAAGCAGGGCCATATCATCGCCGCTCCACATTTTAGGCATGACATCGACCAAGGGAGCGCCAAGGCGCATCGAATCCCAGATCAGGCAGATTTTGACAATCCCGTAAAAAACCAGCAGGTAGTAGGTCATGACGGGACGCACAGAAGCGGACAGGGACGCCGCCCAGCCTCCAGCCGCCTTGACCATATCGGTCTGCTGCTGGATGGCACTCTGGAACGCCGCCATAGCCCCTGTATCCAAGACTGAATCCCGCTCTGCCCCGATCTCCTGTAGCTTCTGAGCGCCACGGGTCTTTTCGAGGTCGCACTGCTTATCGAACATGGACAGTTCGTGGGTACGCTCGTTCTTCTTATCGAAGGATTTAAGGACTTCAGGGATAAGCCGGAAAACGCCGCCAAGCAGGCTTCCGAAGATACCACCACCTAACAATTCAAACATGACGTTCTCCTTTTGTTCTTATCCGAATACGATCTTTGCCAGTATTCCGGCCATTCCGCACATCAGAGTGATGCCGCCACCAATCAAGAGGCGATTGGTCCCTTCTATGCTGCGCTCCATTTTTTCAGCAGAACTTAGAAGGTTCCCATATCGTTCCACACAAACAGCCTCATGGGTGGACTGCTTGATCTCCACGCTGCGAAGGCGATCAAATATTTCTGAAGATGCCTCGCTCATACCTCTGCCTTTATACCCATGACAAAATCCAAGTTAGCTTTAAGCCTCAGATTATCAGGAGCCGCCTCAACCGCAAGTTTTGCTTGCTCGATGGAGACCTCTTTCAGGCCAAGGTGCCAAGCCGAAATACTGGCTAGGTCATGGGCCTTAAAACCCCAGACTTCCGGGTCGCAGGTATAAACAAGCTGCTTGTCTTTGATCGACAAGGCCCGCATGGCCGCACCGTAGCATTCGGCCCATTGGCTCTGGCGGTACTTTAACAGGGAAATAGCGCACCAAGGTTCGCGGGTGTTGGGGGCTTCAGCGCAAGCCTTGTGATAGGCCCCCTCGGCCTCCCACTGCATGCCCTTTTCCTCATAACACTGGCCGAGAACCCTGTAGGCGTAGCACCGCTCATTGCCCCAAGTAGCCTCTGGCATGGTGAGGTATTTATTCAGGGCGACGATTGCCTCGTCCCATTTCCGGTAGAAAGACAGTTCTCTGGCGTAATAAAAGGCGTTGCGCGGGCAGCGAGGGTCTTCCTT